AAGAGATACTAATTCATCTCTATGCTGCAATACTAAAACTTTATTTCCAACTTTAAATCTTTTGCCTACTAAGGCAGATAACATAATTGTTTTGCCTGCACCCGTTGGTGCAACAACAATTGTGTTCTTATGTTTGTCTAAAGCAGTTGCAGCATCGTCTACTGCAATCTCTTGATATGGTCTTAAAATCATTGTTTGTTCCCTTGTAAATCGGGTAGCTTTGCGGCATCGGTGCCACCCAAACCGACTCTAGCAGACGAAGAAGGAGTCTTGCCGCTAGAAAACTTGTAACCTTACTCCTTTTTATCACCCTTATTTGCCCAAGGAGCTGGTTTAAAACCATTACCTTGTGGCGGTGTTGAATTGCCACCTGGAGGTGTTGTAGGCGGAGTAGGTGTATTAGTAGGTTGTCCACTACCAATGTATTGATTCTCCCCCACACATAAAGTTCCTACTAACTTATTTTTGTCAGCATAACCATTTGTGCCTTTCTCAATACCAATCTTTGCACAGAACTCCATGCCATCCATGTCCTCAAGTCCATTGATGTTTCTTGTTTGCATGGCCTCTGGCGAAATGTCAGATTTAGACAACCCTTTGGCACTATCAATAATATCTTTGATGGTTTCTAATCCAATTTTTTTGGTATAACAAATACCAGTTTCTGGATCAATTCTACCGCCATCAAGCATAATATTTTGCCAAAATCTTCTTTTGTTGTATGGTCCACCCACTACAACAAATTCACATTCAATCCACTTCGTGCCACGCTCACTACTTTTGAACATTGGCTCTTGTGAATATTCTTTTAAAACTTCGCCACCCCTTTTAATAGTAAGGATTGTACGAGCAATAGTTCCAGCGGGAATGAGCTCAAAGTCTCCTCCACCACCGCCAGATGTTACGTTACTAAAATCAATCATTATTTACTCCCTTCGCTAGAATTTGGTGATGCAAAGTTTAATTTTTTATTAGCATCACGACCACTGATTTTTGTTAATAGTTTACCTAAATGAGGCTCTTCTAAAACCTCTAATTGTCCAGACCTATCTTTAGCTGGATAACCCCACTGATTTAGAGTTTGACATACAAATGCTCTATATGGGTGCTCATCACCACCTGGCATAACTGCCATCGTGATAACCTCGTCAACAATGCCTGGAAGTTCACGACCAGTTTTTGAGCCTTCAATCTGTAACTCAAAATTAGTCCTTCCATATTCATCAACCTTTTCGTCAAGAATACCTACAAAGATAACATTCTTTGATCTGATGTGTTGTAAGTGAGTAAGCCAACCCATCATCTCTCGACCTTGCATACCATACACTGCTCTTGTATCAACTTTACCCGTCCTATCAGATTTGTTATCTGGATGACCAAAGCAATATTGAAAACAAAGCCTACCAGCAACTGTAATACTATCGACAAAAATAGAGTCATACTTCTTCATAACTTCCATTTGATCGCCATACATCTGTGATACTCTTTGAAACTCAATTTCACTATAAGGTTGATCTGGTGTTAATGCTGGATTAGGGCCACCAAGAAAACAAGCAAAATCTCTGCATTCTTCCCATGTCTGTGGGCGAATAACATCAATAGGCCAATTCTCAATAGCTGCATCACCAGCTTCTAAATCCATGAACAAAGTTGTATCGGGATCAAGAGTACGGGCAAGAGTAGTCTTACCCACACCACTTGGTCCACACACAACAATCTTATGTCCACGCTTTTCTTTCAAACGCTCTTCAGCAGAAATAATTTTAAGAGCCATTAGCAGCCTCCGTAATATCAACTGAAGTACCTACAACTTGAACAGTTCTATGCTTTTGCAACTTATCCTTTATTGCAGGCGGTGCATTGTTATACTTACGCTCATCAATACTGTAAGTAATCTTTGCATAATGTTTAGCATCATCTTCAGACATATCGTTCATAAATGTTTGAACAAGACCCTCTTGATCCCAGGTAACTTTTTGTCTGATAGATACTTTAACCTTGTACTCTTCCTCGTTTAAAGTAACAGAGCCAAAGTCTTTATTATCATCTCTTAACTTTTCTCTGGCTTCATTGCCAAATCTAAGTGCAAGCTTTTCATTCATATCAGCTTGTCTTTTCTTTAATGCCTCAAGCTGACTTTTGAGGTCTTCTCTATATCGGAAGACATCAGCCATAGGCATGGTCGTAAAATCTAAGTCCATAAATATTCTCCTTCTTGTTAAATTAAGCACTAGATACCTACAAGATAGGCATACATAACCTAATTGTCAACAAACTTTATTATTTTTTTTTGTAAGAGAGATGAATATCTATATTGTGTATAGCTTTCATCATCTTCATTTTTAGCTTAAACTCTGGTGTTAATATGCCTTTTGCATCTTCGACAACCAGTTTAGAAAGACCATTTTCTTCTTCTAACAAATATCTAAAATCTGCTATATAATTACAAATTTTCACATCATTAATTGATAACTCATACTTTATCTGTCGCTCTAATTGTGTAACAATACCAGCTCTTTCCATAGCTTTAAGTTGTCCCCACCTCTCAGCTTCCCATCTACTATCAAATGTTAATCCCATAGCCACAGTTTTTTTCGCAAAATATTTGTTGGTTCTTCTGTTCTTTTTGGGTATAAATGGGTATGAATAGGTCATGGAGGTAGTATAATGACAGACATATCAAAATTCAAGTCAATAGCTGTTGATATTGATACTTACAATAAACTAGAGTTGATTTGTAAAGAAGAGCGAAGAAACAAACGTCAACAAATAGGCTTAATGGTTGATAAAGAGTGTGAAAAATTAAATATTAATACTGAAAGTAAAGTCCTTGGATTAGGTGGACTCAATCGCTCTCATCCTTGAAATTAGGCGATTCGCTCTGTTTGGGACTTGTTTGTGCCAACGACTGTCTTCCATCTGAATTGCACATTCAGACCAGTTATTTTCTGCTAGTGCAGCACGAAACTTTATAAATTTGGAAAATCTTGGACGACCAAGATTAAACATCATGTTCGCACAAATCTTTTGTGCCTCTTCAGGTAAATCATCAAAGTTAGGAAATAACTCTCTGCATTCAATAATCGTTATCTCAATGTCTGATTGGAATAACTCATTAACTCTTTCCTCATCTATTGCTGTACCAACAGGAAGTCCGTGTTCAGGGTCTGTTTCTCGAATCAAATGGCCTATCCCCAGCGTGGGTAGCTGTAGGTGGTCGAGATAAATTTCATACTTAACGCCCTCGTCAATTTTAAGCTCTTCTCTTAGTTCATCTATGTTCACTGAAATATCTCCCCAAATCTTTCTTTAGGCAAACTTAATGGTGACTTAGGTCTACCTCTAGCAGCTATAGCCTGATCTGTTGGATTTAAGCCAAGTGCTGCACCTACGCCAGGCTGCGTAATATCTATACCACCAACTGCACTAACATTTGATGCAGGCTGTACGTTGAATGACGTTAAGTTTCTATTAGGTGTAGTTCTTCTTGGTTGCAAGCTTGGATCTTCGGGGCCTACTGCTTGAGCCAATACTTGTCTTCCAACTCTAGCTATATTATCTGCCGTATTTAAAACTTGATTAGCAGCGTCTTCAACTGTGTTTGCTACTCTACTGTTAATAGCCTCCCCGTTTCCGTCATTTCTACGAAGATTCTTTTGCATATCTACATATCTTCTTGCTACCTCTGGATTGCTGCCAATCTTGTTGAAAATCTTAAATTTAATAATGTCTCTGTATTTGTTTATCGGATTAGATGTATAAGCAGCCGCAGCAACATTACCTTCTCTGCCAATATCATTTAAGAACTGCAAATCTTTACCAAACTCTCTCAGAGCTGTGACAGAATCATCTCCTAAAATTGTTCGCAAAACATTCTGGTCAAAACTATCAAGATGTTTTAGTAGTTGATCAGCCGCTGCCTTGCTACTAAAAACATCACCATCAACCCTGGATAATATATCTTCAACTACAAATGTTCTTATGTCTTCTAAAGCCTTTGGATCTTTGTCAAAAAATTTCATAAACTTTTTTGCTTCATTTAATGAGATTCTTTTAGGTGTAGCCAGTAATTGAACAGCATCAATCGGGTCTAAAGTTCCTTCGTTAAACTTTCTAATTATTGTTACTTCTTGTGCTTTTGCAAAAGCCTCTTTTGCATCAGCTACATCTTTTAAAGCTTGTACTAATGGTTTGTTTTGATCTGTAGCTCTTTTAAGTATTTGATCCACAGCTGCTTTGTCTATCTTATCTGTGCCTGCTCTGGCAATTATTTCACCTAACTTTTTAACTTCAGTCCATTGATCGCCAAACAACTGTTTGCCTGTGTCACCAAGTTTTTGAATGTGATTATTAAAAGCAGCACCACTAAACTTACCATTAGTAAGTTCACCAAATTCATTTAAACCAGTTTTTTGTATGCCTTTTTCTAAATAGGTTCTACTTAACTCACCTCTTAATAGTTGAGCTTCATCATCACCTAAAGCTTTAAATAATTGCTTTAACCTTTCTGGACTATCTTGTCTAATAACTCTGTCAAAAAATCTATCAATTTCAAATTTTCTTTTTTCTGTATTTTTACCAAAGTTTCTTAGTGATCTTATGACACCAAAAGTATCTAAATCCTCAAACAATTGTCTTTGTGTTTTATAACGAGTCATCACAGTTTCTCTTAATTGTGATGCTTCTGCTAACTTATCTTTTTGTGCTCTTGAAAGTCCTTTTAAAGCGGCAAGATCAGATAAATTTGTTCCTTCAACTAACTCATCTAAATTGCGAATAAACCCATTTATCTCAGGACCTAATTCTCTTATAAATAAAGCATTTTCTCTAAAAAGAGCATCATTAAATTGTTTTCTTAAAAGCACAACTTGTCTAAAACTTGCGTTTTCACCCAACTCTCTAAATGCTGTAAGTGCTTGTTGCATACGAGGTCCAGCAGTTTGCATACCACCAGCTTCTCTTATAATAGTTTCAAACTGTTTTTTTAAAGGGCCAGTAGGTATGACTTGAGCAGTTTGTGCATTACCTCTACCTTTAATATTTACAGACTTTAATATCTCATCTACTTGTGCAAAATCTGCAGCTATATCAGTTTCAAATCTTTGAAAGGCATTGTCTATTGATTTAAGAATTTGTTCGTTTATTGTTGCGTCATTTTTTGTAGCTTTTTGAATATAATTGATACTGTCATTTACAGCTTTCATAGCTGCATCAGAAGCCTCTCGTTGTGCATTTTGCAAATTTTTATATTGTGATCTTGATAAGTTTTCAAATCCCTCAGTAGCCGCAGCTGCAGAACCACTTGTAAATTTTTTTCTTAATTTAGCTGCTTTTTCTAATGCTGCAGCAATGTTACCTTCAATTCTGGTGCTATCTCTCATAACATTTTCAGCAAATTTTTGTTGATAAGCAACCATGCCAGGAGCACCT